AGCCACGTTGGCGATGTGGCCGTTACGGAGTTCGACCTCTACCTCCTGGATCATGGGGTTCTCCAGCTTCCTGATGGGGATGCTGTCCAACTCCACGATGGTGCCGAAGCTCTGGCCGCACAGCTTGCAGGGGAAGTCCGGTACCTCCCAGTCGGTGCCGAAGGTGAGAATGCGAACAGCTAGGACCAATGCCGCCCGGTCCCCGGTCAGCATCTTGGAGAGCAAGCCAGGAGGCACCGGCTCGATCAGACCTATGGACAGGACGCATCGCTTCAGGAGCAGGTCGACCACCTTGGGCACGTTGGTGTTCGGGTTGCGTAGCTCCCGAGCCATGGCCTCCTCGTCGGCCCCGTTGATCTCCCGGATGCGACACTCCGTATGCAGCACCCCGTCTGAGTCGATGAACCCACCAGGCAGGGTGGTGGTGTCGGCTGGCAGCGGCGGCATGACAGGGACGGTTGGCTCGACGGCCCTGCGTACTTCGGCAGCAGCCTCCTCCGAACCCGCTTCTAAGACCTTGGGTTCAAATACGCTCATAGTGCGGCGGAAGTGCTGAGGAACTTACCGACATCCTGCGGAGCGCATATCACGCCCCATCCCTCATGTGCAAGGGTCAGGTTTTCGATGAACACTGCGTTCCCGCCCGCTTCCAAATCACTGAACGAGTAGCCCATCGGCCAGCAGTTCTGCACCACAAACCGAGCCTTGATCGGTGGGGGACTATCCCTACCAGCGGCATAGCCCGTGGTGGTGATGGGATGCTCCAGCACGTCAATAGTCAGGCCCACTCTGAAGTTTGTGGTGGGACTGCCGAAGCCGCCGCCGATATTGACGGCGAAGATCTGGCCGAACCATTCATAAAGCTCGTTGGTACCCGCCCCTCCTACGGCACCATTGATGATGGGAGCAGCCATGAACCCACGGGTAAATGTCAGCGGTCCAAAGTCCGATTGGCCGGGCATCTTACGGGTCGTTGTGTTGTTCCCTCCTTCCCTATATGGGATCACCTCATTGTTCACGGCTAAGCCAGAAACAGCCATGAATCCCATACGAGGAAGAGTGGGAATGTTCGGGTGGTTGATGCTGACGTTGAACCGGAAGTTCCGCAGCGGATCTGAGTTGAGACCTCGACTGGTCATGTCTCCTCCTACGTATTGGTGATGTCGACGCTCTGACCGCCCGCCCACTGGCCGATCTTGATGACCACGAACTCGGCGGGGAACTGGAGGGCGACGCCCACCTCGACGTTGACGATGCCCTGCTGGATGGTGCTGATGGTGTTGTTGGTGCCGTCACAGGTCACGTAGAACGCCTGGTTGGCACTCAAGCCTGACAAGCCACCGCTCTGCCAGAACTCGTTCAGGAACTGGCTCAGCACCGAGGTGATGTGGTTCCACAGGATCCAGTCGTTCGGCTCAAAGACAGCGAACTTGGTCATGGCGATCATCTGGCTGGACAGGTAGATGATGCTGCGCTCCACCGACACGTACCGGGTGACCAAGTAGGCCGAGAGCGTACGTGCCCCCCAAATGACCACCCCGGACCCCGGCACCGAGATCAGGCAGTTGACGTTGGCCTGGTTCAGGTTGCCCTGATCGGTGTTGGTCATTATCCCGGAGGACTCCACTCCGTAGACACCCAGGAGCGAGGTACCCAGGCCAGCCGGGGCCTTGGCGACTCCCCGGCTCTGATCAGTCTGGATGTAGGTGCCTGCCACGAACCCACCAGGCGGGATCGTCCTGGTAGCTCCCTGGGTGGGCGAGTACGGGTCAGAGATGACAACCTGCGGGTAGTAGACCGCCGCCTTCTCGGTACGGAAGCTCAGGTTCAAGGCCCAGGTCTGCATAGCCGTGGGGGTATAACCGGGGGGCGGATCCAGGACCAGGAAGACATTGCCACGGTTCTGAGCCAGGCCCACGATGGGGCCGACGATGGTGGGGTCGTACTGACCACACAGGTTGACCACGAAGGGCTGGTCCGGGAACTGGTCCAGCATGCCGAACGCCGTCTGATAGTCGGTGGGCTGTGGGACAGGAGGCACAGCCGGGGGCGAACCCGTACCGTCCAGGCCACCGCTCAATTGCGTAGCCGTAGCTGTCGGCTTGGGGTTGTTGGCCGGGGGCGTGCTGGTCGATGGGCCACCCGCAGGCTGCGACAACACGATCCAGTTGGAGCCGGTGTAGGGGTTGTTCACGATGGGCAAGGCGTAGTTGGACTGCCCCAGGTAGTTGGAGTTCTGGACCATGGACAGGTTCAACCACTGCTCCACCACATTGCCTGGACCCGGTGTGCCTACGCCTCCCGGCAGATAATGGACCACGATGTTGAAGGTCAACGCCGGAGTCGTCGGGGTGCTATTGGCCTGGGTTTGGGCACCCGGCGTGATGTCGATGTAGAGGTTGTTGCTCCATGAGCCTGGGTTGGCAGCCGTGATGGTCAGGGTGGGAAGCGGAGTGGCAGCCTGGTCGCTGATGGTGGTCTTAGCTGCCACTGGAAGCGACGCTGCGGTGTTGACACGAATGACCACCGCAGCGGTACCGCCCGCAGAAAAATAGCTGTAGACGGCCAGATGCAATGGGCTTACGGGGCTATTTAGCTCAAAGCCACCGTACGTCCCCACGAAGTCCTTCCAACTGGTCACGACGGTGGCCATCATCGGCCCCCGAGGGGCCGTCCCGATGAAGCAGGCAACCGCATCACCAGGCGTGGAACTGACGTAGGTGGGGAACGACGAGGTGTCGATGTAGACGCCTGGACGGGTCAAGGTAGTGGGCATATCACGCTCCTGCTGTCTCGGATCGGTACTGGCCGTGGATCTCGCCGGGAAGTACCTGGGGCGTGTCCCCGATAGCACTCACCGCACGCTTGCCCCACACCACATGGCCGGAACGGGCCTCGACCAGATCGAGGATCACCTTGGCAACCCGAGTAGTGGCGATGGGGATCATCGACTCGACTTCGGTTGAGATACGGACTTGATAGATCTGCCGGAAGAGCCGCTTGTCGGCCTCCATGCTGTTGGTGCGAGTGGTGCCGAGGATGGTGAGCCTTCGCACCGTGCCCCCTGGGCAAGTCACCTGGGCGAAGCGGGGGTGCAGTCGACCCAGGGCGAGAGCGCCACTGATCTGGCTGATGTGCTGGTTGATCCTGGCCGACACCGTCACCGTGTAGTCGAAGTCCATGGGGATCGGGTACTCCATCATCACCGCATCCGGCCAGGGGATGTTCTGGAGATAGCGATACCACACCGGCACCCAGCCTCGATGCTCCCGCTCATGGGCCACCCGCTCGCTGACAAAATTCAGGATGATCGACGGGTAGGTGATGCGCCTTTCCTCACGCTCTGGATTGTGGAACCACACCGGCACCGGACGAGGCGTATTAGGGCTGGTGTTGATGTCGGTGACGGTGACGCCCTGGAGCAATTGCTTTAACCCCATGTCCTCTTCGGTGTAGAGGCCCAGGAAGGGAGGATTGGGGTCAGTGTCGTACTGCGGATCGATGACGGTCATTTCAAGGACGCCGCCAGTTCAGAGAAGAACTCCTGCTCGACATCCCCGGCCTGCTTCTCCAGATCGAGGGCCACGTCAGCCACCTGGAAGATCTCATCCATCCGGTGGGCACGGGGCAGCAGGGGATCGTCAGGTGGGATGCCCACGTAGACGTTGGCGGTCTCCACCCACACCCGGAAGCCATCACCCACGTCCCGGTACTGGGAGATGGTGGGTTCGCCGTAGACCAGGGTCCGCATGTTCCGGCGCAGTATTTCTCCCGCCGACTTGGCAGCACCCACCACAGTCTTGGGCTGACCCATTTTCTCGTACTGGCGTGCAGCCTTGCCCAGCATGTCCACGTCGGATCGGTTGACGCAGTTGAATAAAGAGGAAGGCATTTTCCCTCTGTCGCTGGGCGTTTTTTGGCTGGTACTACCTGACCGGCGTTAGCGGGCCGGATAGCTCCAAGCGTAGGTCCGGGTGCAACGCCCCCCTTGACCACCCGAACATAGCCTTGAGGTGTGTCAGTAACTGGGCCGGTCTCCGGGCTTCCCAACCCCTACGACATCACGGCGGGCCAGCCGGGGCAGTACCCCGACACCGACCAGGGACTCCTGTACCCTCCGGTCGATCCCTCATCGACGCAGCGGATCGCTCAGATGGCACGGCTCCGGTTGCGGGATCTGCCCCGGCCCTTCCTCGCACGACAGACCACGTCAGGGGTGGCATGGCGTTTTGAGCTTCCGGTGGAGAACGTCCAGGCTGATGCTCTCCAGGTGGTCCTCACCGACACCACCTCCAACGGGACGGTGAGTCAGGTCCAGGGCCAGGACTACGTTCTCGATGCCCATGGTGGCATCGTCACCTTCCGGGCCGCTCCCGGCCAGGGGCTGCTCATGGTGGCCCAGGGCACCTACTACCGGGACTTCCTGCCCGCCGAGCTTGACCTCTATATCCGCACGGCCTACATCCAGCACACCTATGGGAGCGACCCGGCCTGGGAGGGCACGCTCGACATGGGGTACCCACCCCCACCTGGCCCTCCCCCGCTGAACTCCGCAGGCCAGCCCATCTACCCCGGTACCCCGGCCCCCATGATGCTCAACGAGGTGGAGGAGTACCCGGTCTCCATCCTGGTGACGATCATGGCCTTGTGGGACATGGCCGTGGGCCTGGCCCAGCAGCATGACGTGCATACGCCCGATGGCGTGACCATCCCCATCAGCCAGTCCTTCCAGCAGATCATGTCCATGATCAATGCGCTCCAGCAGCAGTACCTGAACCTGTCGAGCGCCCTGGGCGTGGGCCTGTACCGCATCACCCAGTCCAGGCTGCGACGAGTCAGCCGTACTACGAAGAGGTTGGTGCCTATCTTCCGGTCCAAGGAGTACGACGACATCACCTGGCCTCAGCGGGAGATGCCACAGATCGATGTCACGCAGAAGATGTACACCTACCAGGGCACCTGGGATCCCGAGCGGCCTTACAACGTCCAGGATCTCATCGACTTTGAGAACCACCGCTACGTGGCCCTCCAGCCCAGCACCAACATCAACCCCACCTTGGATGTCGACCCCAAGACCGGATCCGGGTACTACTGGGCCTGGACCACGATCAACACAGGTTGGGTTGGCTGGTGGTGAACCCTCAGGACAGGAAGGAAGCCGAGGAACACCGGCTCAACCGGGAGCAGTTCGGTCCCCATCTGCCGGGGCGGGACGTGAACCCACACCAACTGGCTCTGCCTGGCATGGAGAAGATGGCCCACCCCTGGGCCGAACACCTGGCCCGTGGCTACACCCTCCAGTACGGCCAGTCCCGGAGTGAGCATCACCTCCAAGCCTGGGATCTCAGCCACCCCAAGTACCCCACCGAGGTCGCCCACCTGGACTGGAAGAAGAAGCGGGGGCCGATAGGGCCAGCCACCTATCCAGGCGAGATCTCCATGGTGCAGAACCTCGCCCGAGAGGAAGGCTCCCGCATGGAACCCAAGGCCAAGGGCCTGGCCGGGGCACTCATGCGCTCAGCCCACTACTTCAACTTCGGCCAGGACACCGTGCCCATCCATTCCCCCGTCCGATCCTTCGCCGGGGAGCATTTCGCCAGCACGGTGATGCCCGAACTCAAGCCCGACGTGTGGAACAACTAC